TGTAGGCCCCGGCCGTTCGCGGGGTGAAAGGGACTTGGTCGACGGTGGGGTTGCTTCCGGTCGGAGCGCCCCCTTCCGCGAGCCAATACATTGTGCTGGCGGTGTTCTGGCGGGGGATTGCGAAGTTCCCCACCATGTCGGTTAGGACGCGAGCACCGGCCTGCTGAACGACCATCCGGTTACGGAGCAGGTCGATGTACGTGCTGTCGAGAATCGTCGGGATCCCGCCGGTGCCTGCCGTCACTCCGAACGACGAGCGTTGCTCCCTGTTACCGTATCGAGCCCGTCCCATCGCGGCGGAGCGCATGTCGATGGGGAGGTCATGAGGCATCACAAAACCATTGGCTGGCACGGAGCGCTGGATCGTGCGGGCGCGTCGCAAGACCAGCTCGCGAGACACTTCGCCCTCGAGGCCGTCGAGCTTGCCCTTGTCGGCCAGGATGTTAATTGCCCGGAGAATGGAATATTTGCCGAGGTTGCGCTTCTCGTTGTGTGGCAGAGGATCGCTCTGCCGCTCGCCAGCATTCGCGACGGCTTCATCGAGCGCGACCTGTCGTTGCCGCTCGGCGATCTCCTGGGTAACGCCCTCGGCCTCGGTCATGATGCGATCGAAGTTGGCCCGTTCGTCGGCCGTCTTGGAACGCTTTTCGGTGTCGGCGAGATCGTTGATCGCGCGTGCATCGGCGGCCAGCTTCGCCCGCTTCCGCAGGAGCTCTTGCAGGGTCATAGAAGCCTCTTCATGTGAGGGGGAATCAGAATCAGGAGATCTCCAGAAGCCGGAGACGGGCTGTGTCTCGCTCGGATTCGAGCGCGTGATTCGGTGTGGGCGCCGGGAGGGAGCGCCGCTCTCGCTCGGCGCTGAAGCTCCGCATGGCGACGGAGGTTTCCTCGTAGGCAGGGAATGTGACCGGGCCGACGTCGAACAGCTCGTCGACCTCGACGAGCGTCCGGAGAGCGGTTTCGCCCGACCAATCCCACTGCTCGATTTCGGTCGTGAAGCTGAAGGACTGGCCTTGGATGTTCCTCAGGTCGGTGTCGACCTTGACGTCGCGGCCGGAGCTCGTGTCCGCAAGGTCGATCTCGACCCGGAGCCCGATCTCGTCTTCGACCATCCTGAGGGTGCCGGCCGACGAGCGGCCGAGTAGCTTGTTGGGATCGTGGTTGTACAAGGCCCGGACGTCGCACCTGGCCAGGGCCTTGGTGAATGCCCCTGGGGCGATCTTCTCCCGGAAGTAACCGAGGTCGACTGAGTATTTGTTGAAGACGGCCGCGTAACCGACTAGCGTTCCAATGGACTTCGATCCCTCCGGTGCGGCGCGGAGCTCCAACTCGACGATGAAGTCGCGGACCTCGCGCTTGTCGGCGTCCGGCTTGGCTCTATTCGTCATGCGTCTTCCTCGACTTCGGCGTCGGGTGCGGATTGCTCTTCGGGGTCGTCGACCGGCTCGGGCCCGGGCTCCTCCTTCGTCGGGGGCTTGCCCTGGACGGAGGGAGTTGCGGGATCCTTGGCCGGCTTGGGTTGGGGCTTGCCAGCGTTTTGCTGGGGGATGTTTTGCGACTGCACGAGGTAGAGGTTGCCGCCGTTCTCTTTGCCCGGGATCGGCAGCCCTTCGAGTCCGGCGATCGTGTCGGCGTTGATCGCGCCAACCTGTTTGAGCGACTGATAGAACGCGGTGCGGGCCGAGGTGTTTGCCCGGAGCAACCGGCGAATGTCGTGCTGGCAGGAATACCGTTCGAGCTCGTCTTCGAAGAAGAGCTTGGCGTTGATCTCTTCCTCGATCGTCGCCAGCCAACCGCTCAGCGTGGAGTCGAGATAGTCCTGATTCGATTCCTCGACGTTGGCCAAATGGGCCTGCGAGTAATCCATCAACTTATGGGGAGGGATGTTGAACATCCGGCAGATCTCGATCACCTGAAACATGCGCGTCGCGAGAAACTGCGCAGCCTCGGGAGCGATCTGCGTGTCAACCCATTCCAACCCGTCTTCGAGAACGGCCAGCCGGTTGGCGTTGGTCGTTCCGCCGTGGACCAATTCCCAGCTCTCGCGGAGTCGTTTGGCCGCGACTTCACTGAGCCGCTTCGCGTGTTTCAGAAGGCCACGGGGGACCGCTCCGTTGCCGAAGAAGCTTGCCCCGAACTGCTCGGCCGCAATGCCGAGACCGACCGCTTGGCGTCCATTCGTGATCGGCGAATAGCCCTGGATCCCATCGAAGCCAAGGCCGGCGAAGTGGAGGATGTTCTCGGGGAGGTAGCGTTTCCCCGTGTTCGTGTCCTCGTAGTAAAGCGCCTTGGTCCGCTCGTCGCGGCGGGGCTTCGTCGTCCCTGGGTTCATGGGCCAAAGCGCCGTCGCCTGGCCTTCGCCGTTACGAACGATTTCCGAGTAGTGATTGCCCCAACCGAGCGTGTGCCCCATGCACGTCTGGAAGTATCGGAACCCGTTCATCTCCGGGTTCGGACGGCGGAAGAGCTTATAGTTGGGGTGCTTCGCCGTCGCGGTCTCCGACCCGTTCGCGTCATGCTCCATCACTCGTCGAGGGAGCTTGGCAACATCGGTGGAGATGGTGTTGATGGCCGAGTACACGGCCATGAACTGCATCGCCGTCTGAGGCGTGACGACGATCCCCGAAAGGACCGGCGTCGTGAGGCTCGAGCCATAGTACTGCCCCGGCTGGATCGTGGCCCCGCGGCGCGCGAGGGTTCGCAGGCCGCGGGCAACCCGGGTGATGAGCCCGGGCGATCTTGGCACCGGCGCGGGGGCGGGCATTGCCTACGATTAGGCTCCGCCCACGCAGAGGGCGAACGAGCCGCCGGCGGTCGGAGTGACGGTCACGATCTTGTGAGTGCCGTCGATACTGAGTCCGGCAACGCTCTGGAAGGTGACCGTCGAGCCAGCCGGCACCGTCAGGGTCGGAGTCGTCCCGCCGAGGCCGAGGTTCGCCGGGTTCGATCCGCCCGGTGCGATGGTCACATCGGCAGCGCCGGTGTTCTTGAAAACAAGCTGGTTCCAGGTGGCGAAGACCGTGTCGCCGGCGGAGAACGTGGAGTTGCTCGTGAGGTCAATGAGGCTCAAGTTGACCGGAGTCGTGCCCGTCAGGGCGACGGAGAGACCGCCGTTCTTGGCATAGCCGGCCGCGGAAAGATCGGCCAGGAAGTAGTCAAGGCGCGTCAGCTTGGAGACGGCCTCTTGTTGCTTCGCATCCTTCGGGTTCATCGTGAGGAGCGCGCCCGCCGCCCCTACCGTGGCACCTTCGAGCCCCGCGTTCGTGATCGAGCAAATGTTAACACCGGTCGTCGACATAGAAGCTCCTATCGATCAGAGAGTGAGAATCCCGCGTGTGTCGTAAACCGACCCGCCGCCGTCGTCGCCGCTTGTGTACCCAGCGACCGCGTTGACCGTGGCGGCGAGGCCGTCGATCTTTTGCCGGCCCTTTTGCTTATCGAGCTTGATGTTGCCGGCCGCGTCGGTGGAGGCGATCGCATTGCCGGCCATCCACTTCAGAATGGGGTTATCGCCGTGCCGAAACTTGCGGCCGAGAACGAGCCGGAGAAGCTCTTTCGTGGGGGCAGAGAGGGAGAGAAACCCTTGGCGGATAAACTCCACTTCCAGCCCGTCGTCTTCCTTCAGCTCGGTGGCAAGCTTGGTCGCGTTATACGGGTCGATCATCAGCTTGCGGCACTCACATTCGCCGGCCATTTGATTGACCGCGCGTCGGATGAACGCATAATCGATCACGGAGCCGTTAGTGAGTTCCAACCAACCCTCATCAGCCCACCGCCGGTACTGTTGTCGATCCCGCCTCTCCAGCTCGACGACGTGGTCTTCCGGAAGCCAGAATTTCACGACTAGGTCGAAGCCATCGTCGGGGTTTCCGAAGAGCGAGGCGAACGCGGCCAGGTCGGTTGTGCTCGACAGGTCGAGACCACCCCAGAACGGTTCGCCGCGGAGCCTGCTCTCAACGATCGCCACGCCGCCGCATGCCGCCCACACGCCGTCGCCGAAGAACTTCTCCGAGGCCCGACAGACGATATTGAGTCGCAGCCGCTTGAAGTTGTTGAGCTTGGTGGGGATCTGCTTGGCTTCCTCGAGCTCGCGTGCGAAGTCCTCATAACGGATCGTTTCGCCGAGGCTCGGGTTGGCCTTCTCCCACGTCGCCGGATCGTCGATGTCGTCGGAGGGGAGCGCTCGGTAGATGACGCCGAGAAAGGTGATGTCGTCGATCTCTCCCTTGTTGACTTTCTCCGCGTACTCCAGCTCCTCCCACCAGACGCCGTCTTCCTCTTCGCCGGCGGTCGTCAACCCGATCCGAAGGTACTGCTCTCTCGCGGCCCCGGCATATTCAAAGACGTCCCAGAGCGAACGGCTGGCGTAGCGGTGCACTTCGTCGAAGATCGCGTGCGATGGGTTCAGCCCGTCTTTGCTGGCGACGACCGACGAATTCGCGATGATCGATCCGTTGCCGGCCGGGTGGACGATGCGCCTGTTGTTGGCGCTGTTGAGGACCTGGAGACGGCTGCGGAGCGAGGGCGATGCCTCGACCATCCGCCGCTCTTCCTCGAAGATGATCGTCGCTTGCTCGCGGTCGCATGCGTTGAGGTAAATCTCGGGAGCCGGCTCCCCGTCGATCAGAAGGCAGGCCAGGCCGATCGCCGATACCAGCGTGCTCTTGCCGTTCTTTTTCGCGATCAGCAGAAACGCCCGGGTGAACCGCCTGAGTCCGCTCGGCAGCTTCCACCCGAAAAGCCGCATCACGAAATCGCGTTGCCAGTCGAGCAGCGTCAGTGGCTTCCCCGCCCATCGACCCTTGCTCTGACAGCAAAAAGTCTCGATGAAATCGCAGATCAGTTGCCCGGCCTGGTCATCGAAGTAGCAACCCTGTTCAACGGCCAGGACATCGACCGGGCCGCGGATCCACTTCGGGTCGACCGAGCTCATTCCTCTGCCGGTTTCTCCGGGAAGATTGGAACCCAACGGCCGTCGACGAGCTGGGCGATGTCGATGCCGCCTTCAATGATCATCACCGGCGCCTTTTCCATCTCCGACCTGACCCGCTCATAGACGGCCATGCTCAGAAGCTTATGAGTTCGCAGCATCAATCTGGGGGCAGGCGCCAGGCCCGAGAGTCGCTTCTCGAGGCGCCTCAACGATTCCTTGAAAGGTCCGGTGTTGAGGCTGAGATCGACGGTGGCTTTTCCGATCCTCATCAGGCTTTCCTTTTGGAGATGAACGCCGCGAGCTCATCCTTCGGACCATCCGCCGAGGCCGTCTTGAGCCGGCCGCGGCTCGATGGAGTGCAACCAAACTCAACGAGCAAGCGGTGCATCTGAGCCTCGGCCTGGGTTGCGATCGCTACGGCGGGGTTGCCCTTCGGGCTCCCCTTGTCGGTGAATACCGTCAGGCCGTCTTTCTGGATCGAGTCCTGAGCGAGACACCATCGGCTGAAGGTCATGCAGTACAGCCCCAGGGCCGCGCCGTCGGTCCGCGTGAGGACGCCGAGCTGGTCAAGCAGCGGGACGATGCGATCCCATTCCTGTCGCGCCACAAGGTCAAGATGACTGGGCGCCTCTGGAAGCCCCTGGACGCCCTTGGGAGCGTCCGTGTTGATCCGGTCGGCACGTGTGCCCCTGAGGATCTTCAGCTCGTTGGGAACGGGCTTGCGCCCTCGCGTGGCCATCGGAGTAATCGCTCCGACGCCGCGGGGAAATCACGCGCCCCGAATTTTGCCCTGTGAATTTTGGCAAAAAATGTGCGCGCCCCCACGCCGTCTCGGGCCGGGGGGCGGGTAGCGACTACCCTCCCCCCATGGGTGCATCCGCCTATGCCGGCAGTTTCGTATTGATTTCAGCTAATGGATAGACGCGATCGATGATCGCTTCGCCAACGGCGTCGAGATCGAAGTCGATAATCTCGATGCGAAGGGTGGGAAAGGAATCGGCGTCGTGGCAGAAGGACACGGACCGAACTCCCTTGATCGGCTCATCCGTCTCGGAGTTGACGACCCTCGTGGTATAGGGGTCCAAGCCGGTAGCGATGACCTTCACTCTCATCGTTGCTTACGCTCGCGGTTGTGGCATGGGGGGCAGTCGGCCTTGAGGTTGTCCCAGTCGTAGGCAAGGTCGGGCCGGTCCTTCCGCTCTTGCCTGTGGTGCACGTGCTGGGCTGGGGTGAGACGGCCCTCGGCCTGGCAGCTCTCGCACAGGGGATGCTCGGCAAGGTAGGCCGCTCTCAGTCGCAGCCATCTCGCCGAGCTGTAGAAGTTCTTGTCCTCTTGCCGAGGACGGGCGGACTCATAGGCAGCGCGAACGTGCTGAGCGCTCGGGCCTGGCCGGTGGGTCGGGATCCTCTTCGGCATCCTCGGTCTCGGTGTTGAGGGAGAGCGACTGGAGATAGCCGCGGTGCCTGATCTCGATCGGGCCCTTGGACA